GAAGAGAGGGAAGCTTTTTTTATAGCTAAATAATAAGCTAATCCTGCAGCAAGGCAAGGGTAGAATCTAAAAGGAACATCTACTGTGTTACTAGCAGAATCAGCATCTTCTATTCTAGTTAACCTGTCAACAACTAAAGTATATGTTGCATTAGGAGTAGGAAAAACACGAAATTTGGGTGTTATTTGTCTATCAACATAATATTGTGTAGGCTTTCCTTGAGATAGTTTACTCGATAAATTTAAATATGTATCACGACCAATTCTATTTACCGTTACATCTAATTGATTAGAAGATCCTGCGTTTTCTCTAATAACTGCAGATAATATATCTATCGTATCTGCATCAAGTGTGTATTCAGTAGTGCCTTGAGATAGTGTGATAGAAGTCTGAGTAATAGTCCAACGATTTAATCCTCTATTCGCCCAATCTGCAAACATAAGATTTAGAGATCGTTTTGCTGTTCTAAGATCATATCCTGTTCGTATTTCTAAGCCACAACGCTCAAAAGCCTCTTCGATATAATCATCTACAGCAAGTTCGAAATCTGTTGAACCAGAAGTAGCCATTACTTATCTTCCTTATATTCCATATAGCCACCCATCATACGCTTTTCTATTTCTTCATCCATAAAGCCACCTTTTGCCATTTCAGTAACATCCATTAGTTTTCCAGGATTTAAAGGTGTTATTAAAGCTGGATCTGGAACCATTCTTCTTGGAGGACCACTAGGATTACCTCCAGATAAACCCCCTCTCATCATACCTTTTACACCTTGTTCTTTTTTTACTCTATTAATGGCACTCATAAGTCCACCACCTTTTTTACCTTTTACATCAATATTTGATAGTTTATCAGATGGATCTTTTAATTTAGCTATAGTTATTTTAGAAACTTTTATGTCTTTTTTTGACTTTTTAGAACTGGGATCTCTTAGCATAGCTAGTTCTGATTGTGGATTATTTTTGTTCATGCTTTTCTCCTTTTCCTTCTTAATGGTTTTACGTTTCTTGGTTTACCCTTACTTGGTTGTCCTAATGCTACCTTTTGTCTTATCCTACTTCTTTTTTCTGCAGATGTCATCTCTTTTGTTGTTTTTGGTGTTTTAGAAGAAATACGTTTACTTGGTCTACAGTAAGGAGTTCCTCGTTTTTCTCCTTTTTTTCTACCACATTTTTTACCAGTTCTAACATCTTTCCAGTCCTCTTTGAACCATCTTTTTAATGCTAAACCTGCTTTTGTTTTTCTTACTGCCATTATGAACGCTTTGTTTCTTTTCTTCTTCCTGCTAATACGATACCACAACCTCTTGCGATATTTTTATTTTTTGCTGGTCTTTTAGCTCCCATATACATTCCTGTACTTGCTTTTCGTACACTAGACTTTTTCTTCTTTTTACCACCTGTGCCGTAATTTGCAGCACCAACTTTTCTACATTTAGCTATAGCTCCTGAAGCATATGCTGAAGGAAAAACTTTATATCTAGCTTTAACTTTATGATAACAAGCGTCTTTTGGCATTATCTACTCCTTTGTTTATGACATCTACATGTCCATCTTTTTCTGCCACAGTATAAACAATATTTAACTGGACTTCCTTTTATTACTTCTCCTTTTCTTGGAGGCACAATGTGCTCTTTCAGAAAATCCTCTAGGTCGTGAGCAATCGATCTTCCTCTTCCTCTTGGCACTCCACTTCCTTTTTCCAGGGGCTTTAGTCACTTGTTTTGACATTTGTGACCTACCCATAACCATTAAATTAGTTGCTCCAATCCACTAGCGACAATAATTAAAGATACAATCATCCATAACCTATTGTCGAGTTTATTTAATTTATTGTTAATCCCATCGAATCTTGCATTGCAAACTTCTTCATGTTTTTCTAACATTTTTAGTAGTTCTTTGCTTGTCATCTAACACTTCCATCTTCTTCTAGTTGCACAAATTCTTTTTTTAGGAGTTTTTGCACAATTAATATTATGCTTTTTAGCTTGTCCAGCAGATCTAGCACAAAAAGACTTTCTCCTCTTTGCTGCTTTACTTCCAGCCTTAACTTTACCTGTTACTGCAGTTTTAAGTTTACTTCCTGGATTTTCTCTCCGATAACGAGCAACACCTGCCTTTGTCATACCAGCCCCACTTTTAGTGGGGCGAAAGTATTTTTTAGTTTTAGGTGGTTGTTTTTTCTTTGCTCTTGTCATTACGATAAGAAAATAGTCAACTTATTACTACTACCAGTAAAAGCGTGAATATATGCACCATTTTCTGCAAGTATTCCATTATCTGGTATATTTAACGTATGTAATCCTGTCGGAAAACTTTGAACAAGTAAATTATCACCACCTGATCCGTTTTTTATTGTTAAAGCACCTGCAGCATCAGCAAATATAACTATTTGTCTTATTCTTGATCTCGCAGGTCCAACAACAGCAGCACTTGCACCTTGATCATGGTTAAATGCTTTTACGTCAGATCTTGTTGCAGCCATACTTCTCTCCTATGATTAAGCCTCATAGCCTATTAATTCAATTAATAGTTTACCAGCAGTATAATCAGCATCGGTTGTTGCACCTAATGTTAAATATAAAAACTCATCAGCAGCAGGCAATCCAGTAAAGTAAACCTTTGTACCTAATGCAGCATCACCAGCGTTTACAAGAAGTGTTTCTGTTAAGTCTGCAATAGCACCGTCCTCTACACCTGTACCTTCTGTAGCAGAGTGTACGTTAATATCAGGATCACCACCTGCTGGTGCTTCAAAACATTCCATGCTACCAGCAATGATTGTTCCATTTTCTGCAGCAGTAATCTGACCTATATGACAAACATTAGATGTTCCATTTACACCAATAATATCGCCAGATGCAGTCGATCTTAAACCTGTTAAGTCTATTAATATTCTTGTTGTAATAATTCCACCAGATCTCATAACAGAACTTCTGTAAATAGTTCCAGTACCACCTGTAATACCAGTTCCTGCTTCTGTTGCTAATTTATTAGCATCAAAAGAAGCGATACCACTTGAATTAATACTTGATTGTGTTGTAATTGCTCCAGTTGTAGCGTTTTTACTTATAGTTGTAAAACCACCTTCTGATCGGACTGGACCCGAAAATGTTGTATTAGCCATGTAACTCTCCTTGTCTTGGCAAATGTCAGTTACACCATGTAACTGTCAAGGTTTGTTTTAGTCTATATTAAAAAAGGGTGACTGACTAGTCACCCTTTAAAGTTTTTTTTATGCTCCTGGAGAACCAAAAACACATCTTGGATCAGAGAACCCGAAAGAATATCTTTCTCTCGCCTTAAATCTCATATTTCCAGTGTCAAAATCACCTTCCATTTGAGTTTTAATTGGTGCTCTTTCGAAGTGTTTAAATCCATTTGGTGCATCTGTTTTGATAAAAAACGCATCTGTATCAGTTAAGAAATGGTTAATAACATAACCTTGTGGGATCATACCCATATTTCTTAAAGCATTTATATCATTATCTGCTGTTGCAACTCTTAATGTTGACTGAGTTAATCTCTCAGCTACGAATTGTAAAGCAGGTGGAATGATTAATTTCATGCCTCTTAATGCGATTTTTAATCCTCTTTCATCCACAAAACCAGAGATTGTAATAAGAGCATCTTCTAATGAGGTCTCATTTAAATCTGCTGCAACTGAAGGCTCATTATTAAATGTTCCTCCACTTGTTAATGGATGTGATGCATCACAAAGAGCAACACCATCACCACCAGCAAAAGCACCTGCAGTAAAAGCATTATTTAATATTGATGCAGCTTTTACTTGCTTTGTATGTGCCATTGATCTTGCTAATGCACGTGTGTATCTTGCTCCAAGACGATCATAAAGATTATCTTCGATTGCTTCTTCAGTTATTGAAAACGCTAATGCAATAGTTTCGTGTGTGTACCTTGCTGTGAAGGATTCATTTGCAGTATCAAAGTTTACTGCTGATCCCTCAAACTTAGTAGGTGCAGTTCCGAAACCTGACAACATTACCTCTTCTTCGAATGCTCGATCAGAAGTCTCTGTGTCAAAAATTTCTGCATGTTCATTTTCGTATCTAGCGAACTCCATACCAAATAAGGCGTTGAGTCCAGGCTCTAGCTCTTTAGCTAATTGTGCTCGTGAAATAGGCATTACACTCTCCTATACGCCAGTTGTTGATGGAGTACCAGCAACAATCGCACCATTTGGTGAATTGAAGTGGTTATTTAATCTTACTATTACAGGAATACCTGCAGCAGTAAAATCGCTATTGTTTTCATCATCTTGCCATCCCATAATACGGAGATGTAAAGCTGCAGTAGTAGCAATAGTGCTTACTCCTAACTTTGCAGATGATATACCTGTAGTATTTGATCCTGAAGCACCAGCTGCAAAATTAGCATTTGCAAAAACATTACCACGAAGTGTTGCTTCGCTTGTAACGGATGCATCTGTTGCAATTTTGTAGAGTTGCATTGGATCATCATACACATACGCTTTAATAGGAAAATTAGAGTCTGCCCCACTTCCTGTCCATTGATTGGAGAAGACTGGTTTCCCTGTAGTAGAAGATACAAATTCACATCCACCAAAAACGCCAAGTAATCCAACTGTTCCACCTGCAGCTGCACCGACAATATCGATAAAGCCTGTGCTTAATGGTATCACAGGAGACCCTTGATAAATTCTATTCGAATTATCGTTTTTGATTTCGTAAAGAGTATATCCAGAGATGCCTGCATTATTGACATTAGAACCAAATTTCTGTATTGGTTGTAAGCCAAAGGCAAGGTTTGTATTAGCCATGAATGACTCCTTAATTAAAAGTTAAAATTAATCCTTAAACTTTCGTTCTTGGACCACCAAAGGTTACTTTACTCCCTCCCTCCTTTGTAATAGGCATAGAGGGGTGCTGTTCTTTCAGTAGGTCGTTATCGACTGCAGTCATTTGATCTTCTGTCTGTTGACGGAAATAATCATTTCTTTCATCTACAACTTCCTCTGGCACCTTCGCCAACATAAGTCCTCCCACACCAATAGTTCCTTCGTGCTTTCCATCTTCGATAGTCGGCACAGGAAAATCTGGATGTTCATCAGCTCGAACTGGTTCAAAACCTTCTCTAAGTCTCGCAGAGACATTTTTCTGGTCTTGATACCCTCTAACTTCAGTTCTTATCCACCTGTATTTATAGCCCTCAGGAGGCTGTGGTGCTTCAAGAGACGATGCTGGTTTCCAAGGTCTTTTGCGTTCTTGCTTTGAACGAGATTCAGCAGCACGTGAGGTTCTATTCATATTCTTGTTTTCTTCTGTCATTAAGCTGGCTCCTTCACATGTTTTGCGTATTCTTCGAGTGGTACTCCAAGTTTTTTAGCGATAGCCACTTGACTTTTAGTCAAGCGAATAGTATTGCGTCCATTTTTTACGTTTCGATTAGCAGGAGCAACCGTCTGGACGTTTTTACGTGTTGTTCCTGATGCAGAGCCTTTCTTTGACTCTGGTTCTTGGTACTCCCCATCTGCTGTAAAGCGTTGGGGGAATTCTTCTCTAATTCTTCTATCCACTTCTTCGTAATATTCATCAGAGGTAGCATCATAGCCCTCCTCTTCTGTCATTGTACGATGAATATCATAAATTGTCAAGGTCATTGCTTTATTTTTTCCAAACCATTTATTTTTACTAGCCCATTGAAGTGCTTTTTCATCATAATATTGTTGCTGTGGTTGAGCAATTTCTTCCTCGACAGTTTTAGCTTTTGTTTCGGTTTTAGCCTCTTTTTCTTGAGAAAACTCTTCTTTTTTCTTTTTTACGTTTTCTTCTTCTACACTTAATTTTGCTATAAGTGCAGAGGCATCTGCCATAGCATCAGTATTGCCTTCTTCGTAAGCTAACTTATATGCTCTTTTAGCTTCAGCTAACTGACTTTCTATTTTACCACCATATTGAACATTAAGCTCTTGACTAGTTTCATTAAATTTAGAAGTTAGTTTTCCATTTTCTTCTTTTACTTGTTTTGCATAGTCAATCGCTGCCTGCTCTCTTCTTTCAGCTTCTCGTAACTTCCAAGTTAACGTATCTATACGCTTTTTTACATCGTCTCGATGTCCTGAAAGTTCTTTATCTTTTTTCTGTTCAGCAGTTTCCTGCTGTTCTTCTTCATCCTCTTCAACTTCTATATCTAAAGTGAGTTGCTCTTGTTCTTGAGGTTTTAATTCTTCTTTTTCTTGAACCTGTGTGTTATCCATTTTTTACTCCTTATACGTTTAAGATATCTCTAGGATCTGTTATTACAGCCAAAACTTCATCGTCATTTAATAATCGAGGTTCTGCACCTTGAATTTTAAATCTTGATCCTGCATATCGACCGAATAAAACCCAATCGCCTTTTTTACACCAAGGACCATCAGGAAATTTATTTTCGTCTTTATATGCGTCTGGACCTAAACTAACAACGTAACCTGTATTCGTTGCTAAATTAGACCGTTCTATAGTTTCGTCTGCGTAGATTATACCGTTCTTTTCTTTCGGTATCGTATAAGGAAGGATTAAAATTCGCCAACCTGTAGGTTTTGGCAACCTATCAAGGGCAGATTTATTATCTTCTTCCTTCGGTAACCCAAACGTAGATGGATCTAAAGGATTAGAAGTTGACTTCTCAGCCAAGCGTCCCTGCCT